CCGGCTTGGTGTTGTAGTCGAGGCTGATCGCCTGCGCTTCGTTGAGCAGATCATCGTGCTGGCGAGCAGTGATCACGCAGTAAAGCTCTTCCGTGTCCACGTCCATGTCGGACGCCATCAGGATTCGCTTTGCGCGACGCAGCTTGCTGATGTTCAGACCAGTCGCTGCTGCTGCGCCAGTGACGGCGGGAACAGACTGCGAGTTGGAGCCGAACGCATACAGCGTGCCCGTGCTGGTGGTGCCGTTCTCACCCGTGTTGTTCGCGTTGAAAAACGCCGAGATGATCTCGTCGTCAATCGCGCGACCCATCGCTGCTGCGCCAGCTTTGACGTAGCTCGACTGCGGGTCGATCAGGGTGCGCAGCTTGTCCTGCGAATCGATCAGGTCAGCCCAATCGTAGTCTGCAGGATACGCCCAGCGCTTATCGTGCGGGGTGCTGATCAGCGGGGTGTCCGCGTGACGAGCCATGTTGCGAACCGGGCTGACAGCGCCGACCTGTTCGAGAACAGATGCAGCCTTGCCCATGAGCGAATAGGTTTGAACAGAGGAACGCAGACGGCTGGCTCCCTGCTGCAGGAGCATGCCAACGTTCGCAGCGTACTGCTGTACGAACGCGTTATTGACTTGAAACGACATGGTGAAAGCCTCCGATGGCTTTGGTTAAACGTGCCCTGTGGGGCTGGTTAATGTGATCGAAGGCTTGTCCGGCTTACCGGAGCCGCTGTTTTGCGACCTTGTTGTCCGACCCGCTGGCGCGGGTTCCCGGCTGGTCGCCACGGCACCATGCGACAAAATGGTCCGCTATCGCTGTGATTTCCTGCGGACCCAGATTGGGGCGTGATGCCAGCTTCAAGCATTCTAGCCTCAGCAAAACGCCGTCAGCATCTGCGTTGACCATTTTGCATTACTCCGGGTAAGCGACAGACATGAGCCGCGCCATCTCGTTCCGCGCGTCCTCGTTGCCGTTCATGTACTTGGCTGACCACTCAGGGTCGTTGCGCAGCATGTTTAGACGGGTGCGCGCAGCTTCCGGCGTCATGCCAAAGCCTTGAGTGGTCTTGCCGCTCTCGAACGTGTGCTCTGTCAAACCGCGCCCGATCCGCGACAGCAGCTTGTACATCTCGCCCGCGCCGATGCTGTTCTCAAGTCCTTCCAACGCAGCCTCATTCAAACCGAACTGGCGGGTGGCTCGCTTGGCGAGCTCGAAGTTCTCATCCCACGCGTTGCCCCATTCCGACTTGAGCGAGTCCAATTGCCGCTGCGACTCGGCTGCTGACCGCTCTTCAATTCCGCGCTGCGTGGTCTCAACGTATTCGTTCCACTTTTGCGCCATCAACGTCGCCTGCCGCTGCGACAGTCCAGCCTCATGCATCCAGTTGGACGCCTCGCCAAGGAACGTGGTGTCGCCGTTCTCCGGCGCGTCCAGCTTGTAGTCCGCTGCGGTCTTTGGTCTGCCCAACGCCTCGTACACCCGCGTCCAGCCTTCAGCGTCATCGTCGCCTTTCGGCAACGGCAGCTTCTCACCGCCCAACAGCTTTTCGAGATTGCGATACCCGTTCGCCAGCTCGACCGGATCTGACCAGCCCTTGTTCTGCACGTACCCGCGCAGATCCTCGTCGCCAATGCTGGAAACCCAGTCGGAGCTGGCGGGAGGCGATGCGGCTGGCGGCGCGCTTACCGGGGGAGCGGCGCTGGTTGGAGCAGGTGCGTTGCTGTTGCCATCAGCTTGTGACGGGGCGCTATCAGCCAACAGAGCGGCTGCAGATGACGTGCTCATGGGTTACCTCTCAGGTTTCGGAATCAACGTCTTCGAGTGCGAAGACCTGTCGCTCAGGCATGTGCAGCATTGCCTGCAGGCGCAGCCACACTTCACGCCGACCCTCTGCCATTGCCATCGCAATCGGATCGACGTTCTTTGAAATCGGTGAAACGATGGCGGTGCTGGACTGGGCGCGGCAAAACCTGCGCAGATCCGCCAGCACCAATTCCTGATCGCGGTTCGGGTTGCCGTCAACGTCGAGGAAAACGCGTTTATACGCGAGCTTCCGCCGCAGCAGCCTGCTGATGCTTTGAGTCAGCGTCCGCATCAAACCGGCAAAATGCCCGGCGCGACTTGTGACGGCGCGGCACCAGCCAGCGACTGTGCCTGCGCCAGATCGCGTGCACTGCGGCTGACAACCGGGGCAGCCTGCAGCAACGCCTGCGCTTCAGCCGCCTGCTGCTGTTCAGCCATCATGTCTTCCACTTGCTGCTTGCTGCGCAGCACTTTGGCAGGCACGCCGTTGATCGATGCCAACTCCCGCGCAATGGCTTCCGGATCAAACACCATCATCACGCGCGGGTCAGCCTGTGCGAGCGGAATCACAGACTCCAGCGTGCGCAGGATTGCCACGCCCTCGTCAGCCCGCTGCGCCCTGTTCAGAGGCGACACGTACTCCACGTCCACCGCGCCGCCAATATCGCGCAGAGCCTGCGGCATAGGCGGCAGCACGCCAGCGGCAGCGAGAATGTCGATCTCGCGCTCGATCAGCGGACCAAGGAATTCCGATTGCTGCCTGCCCATCGTCGGAGCCAGCAGAGCGCCTTTCTCCTGCGCGCGCAGCATCGCTTCCGTTGCGGTCATCTGCGGGGCGTCAACAAGGATCTGGAACAGCGTCACCAAGAATGCGTCGTTGATGACCTGCCTGCGCTGCTCAAGCATTGCGTCGCCAATGTCGATGCGAGCTCCAGACTGCAGCGGGTGTACCAGTTGGCGACCCTGCTCATCGACGCCGCCGTAGTTCAGAGCGCCGGGTCGCAGGTCGAACGCCTGCAGAATGCCGTCGTCCTGCAACAGCAGCGGCGGGTCCACCATCTTGTGAGCCGCGCGAATCACGGTCTTGCTCATCTCGTTGAGCATCTTGATGTCAGGCAGCACGGTCATCGCAGGCGAGCGCCCGTACACCTCGCGAGGTGCTGTGACGTATCTGCCCACGGCATACGGGAACGCGCGATAGCCGCCCTCGCCGAGGATCTCGCGTCCTTCGCAGTTCACGTAGCAGCTTGACCACGGCATCCCACGGAAATCGTTTCTGCCGTACTCCATCTCGTCGCGCGGCATGACCGCATGGATCACGTCGAACGCCTGATCAGGATTGGTTTCGAGAGCTTTGCGCTGCGCCTCGCTCAACGCGTCCGTGCCGAACCGCTGCGCCATCTGCCGCACAGTCATCTCGAACTTGCGGAACACCGTGTCCACGATGCCCTGATGGTTTTCGGCGATGAACAACTCAGACAAGTGCACGCTGCGATACCGGATGCCGCGACCAAGGCTGTCGTCGATGAACATCGCGCCGGTTCCGAAAGCGCCCAGCGACATGTACGCCTCGTTCGCTTGTGATGCGAAGTTGGCGCGCGGACTGTAGCGCGCATCGAACAGCATTCCGGTGACCGCGTCGAGGTATTCGCGGATCTCGTAGTCTTCGTTTAAACCTTCGTCCGGTACGCGCAGCTTGTGCCAGCGTTGCGTTCGCGGGGTGAGCATCGATTCCATTGCCGCCGCAAAGCGTTCCAGCGCCAGCCCAGCCGTTGCGTCGAACACCTTCTCCGTGTGCTTTTCGCCAGCGACCCGCTTGAGTCGGAACACGTCGCTCCGGGGCAGGATGCGCTCCGCGATCTCGCGCCAGTGAGCGTCGAATACGCCACGCGCATCAGCCATCCATGACTGACGCCGCAGAATCTCGTCGGCTTTTTCTCGGCTCATTGTCCCAACAGCATTTTGGTGGCGACGCGCGGCTGGGTGAGATCACCCATCTCGCCGGACAGCATGGCGGCACCGCGACCACGTGAGCGTGCGCGACGGTCCGATGCCATTTGACGTTGGCGCGCATCGTCGAGCGTCGGCACAGGCGGCGGCGCTACGGGCGGCGGCGGCTTCTTTGGCGTGTTCGGTGACATGAATCCCATGATTGCGCTCCGTCAAAAGTCGTATTCCAAGATGGCGCTCGATTGCCTTGGCGCGTATTTGCGCTCAGTGCGAATCAGCGAGCGACCCTCGCCAGCGCCAAGCATCATGTACTGCATGGCTTCCGCGACGTGGCTGTAGTCATTTTTTTCCGGCACGTCACGGTACCGAGCATCGCCAGATACCTGCACTCTGCGGTAATGATATCCGCCAGCAAGCGCTTTTCTGAGCACGCGGCAATGCGGATTGATCAACAACGCCGGCTGCCCGTCGATCATGCGACTCATCGCGCCAGCGACAGCCTCGCGGCGGATCACAGGGTCATTTGTGTTGGCTGGCTGCGCATCGATGCCCTGCGCCCGGAGCATGAGGAACGGCGTGCTCTCGTCCGACTGTGACCGAATGTCGCCCGCAGGGTCGCCCGTGATCGCGGCTATCGGGTTGCGCGGGTACATGTCTGACAGGTGTCGCCTGAGCAACTCGCCGAACCGCACCGCGCCCATGTCACGCGACACGAGCTCCGAATGCACGCGCCATTGCCCTGTCACGGTCCGCTGCGCAAACGTGGCGGCTGGCGTCAGACCAAAGTCGATGCCGACGTAGATGGGCTGCGCTTCCAGCAACTCGAACTCAGCGCAATGCGCTCTGTCGCTGAACTCGGGATAGACCGGCTTGCCATCGCGGACAAACCCGTACTGCCCGTCCACGTACACGGACACCCACTCTTCGCTCTTGCCAGCCAGCAACCGGCGATAGTATCCCTGCCCTGCAGCCCTGCGGATCGGGTCAGCCTCGTCGAGCACCAGCGTCTCAGGGGTCTGGTTCAGCCACGCGAGGTTCTCTGCGGCGTCATCCATGCCGCCCGGTTGCCGGTAAAACGTGTAGCCTTCCGGCTTGGCTTCCTCGGCAAGTTTAAACCACCAATGATCAGAATCCGGCGGGTTGGTGTCAGCGATGATCCCTGACCACGATGTGCCGCCCATTGCAGCGGACGGGAACCGCCCGACCCGAGCCGTGAGTCCTTCGACCACGGCGAGCGGAATCTCGCGCGCCTCGTTGATCCAAGCTCCCGTCAGTTCCAGCGACAGCAGACGACCCACGTCGTCCGGGCGGTCGAGCGCGATGAACATCACTTCCAGATCCATGTCTGCAGTCGTGATGCGATGCGTCGGCGGTCCCTGATCAATCCATCGACCGATGGTCTGCGGTATCCACTGGTGCCACGTCTTGATGGTCGTCGTGCGGAGCTCGGGGTACGTGTTACGCACCACCGCCCATCTCGATCTGCGCACGCCATCGATGCCCGGACGCTGCAGTTGCGCTCGCCGGATGACATCGACCACGCACCCGGTGGATTTCCCTGACCCAAAAGGTCCCATCAAGCCTCGGAAGAACGAGGTGTCGTCGCGCAAAAACGAACGCAGCACCGCGCCCGGTGGTCGGTACTTGAGCTGAAGCTGGGTCACTCTGACAGATCGATGCTGAAAGACAGTCCGACTTTGCCGCTGTGGTCCACGCCAATCTTGTCGCCATACCGATTGGGGTGCAGAACGCGAGCTCGCCACCGTTGCGATGACAGCACCACGTTGGCAGCACTCGGCTCGACCAATCCCGCCAGCACCTGCCGCTCGATATCCGCCATTGCGTCCTCGATTGAGTCCGCGTTCAGCTCCCTCGCCCGCGCGAAAGCGGCTCGGAAATCTTCGTTGTCCATCGCCCATGAATGCAGCGTTGAGCGCGCAGGCATCTTGGGATCGGCGCAGATGGAACGCATGGATTCGCCCAGCGCGTACCTGTCACAGATTGCAGCGATCAAATCAGGCGTCGCTTTGGTCGGGCGTCCCGCACCACGTTTCGCCCTCGCCCCTGTTGCCGCGACCCCACTGGCTCCGGACTTCGACTTCGAGCTTGTGGCTGGCATCCTTCCCTCGCTGAGTTTCAACCGCCTTGAAGTGCTCCAGACAGCGCTTCTTCTCGCCTGCTGCCCGCCACTGAAGGATCGTTCGCACCTCACACTGGTGCCGCCATTCTTCCGACCATCGATCAATCATGGGTCGTCTCGCGCCCGAGGATCAGGTCTTCAGCCGTGATCTCGATCCCATGCTGCTTTGCCAGCACCAGAATGCGTCGGAGATGAAACCCCGGCACTCGCCCTGAAAACCGCCAATGGCTGACCGCCGATGGGTCGAGATGCAAAACTCGAGCCGTTGCTCTGATCCCACCAAACGATTCTATGACCACTTCCGCAGGCGAGATAGTTGGCATTTCATCAACGCTCCTGTTGCAGGATTTCAGCGATTTGTGTGATTGCTTCCCCCGAGACAACCATCGTTGTTGTGTACCTGAGCACGCGCCAATCGAGCGCCACTGCCCGGTTGTATTTTTCGCAATCAGCCTCGAACCCTGACCCCGTGACATGCCGCCCACCTGACCAGTGACCGCCTTCGATCTCGATCAAGATGCGCGGCTCCAGCAAAGCAAAATCTGCGCGCCAGCGTCGTGGCGGGGCGAAGCGATACTCGACCTCGAAGTCGATGCCATACGCCCGCAGCATGACTTCCATCGCCGCTTCGCCCTTGCTACGCACCGTTTAACCACTCTCGTGAGCGAACCGCAGCCGCCACAAACTCGGTCATTCAACATGCCTCCACGTTTGACCGGTGATCACGCTTTCGATGCTGCGCTTCGACACGTCGAATTTTTCAGCAAGCACCCGAAACGACAGCCCGTCCGCGTGTAACACCCTGATCAACCGTACGTCGTCGTCGGTCAGCCGGGCTCGTGGATGGTTCTGACCAAACGGTCGCCGGTCATCGTCAGAACGGAATTTCATCGTCGTCAAACGCCTCCATCACGGTCGGTTGCGGCGTCGGTTTGCGTCGCGGTTGAGCTCGCTCTTGCGGCGGCTCACGCGCTCCCTCGTCACTGCGCGACAGTAACTGCAGTTGCTGCACCACAATCTTGGTCGCCGTGCGCTCCGCACCCTCTTTGTCCGTGTACTTCTGCGTGTCGAATTTTCCAGCGATGTACATTTGCGATCCTTTGCGAACGTACTCGCCGACGATCTCAGCCAGTCGGTCGAACGCAGCGCAGGACACCCACGTCACGCCCTCGCCGTTTGCGCTCTTCCATCCGACCGCAATCGACCAGTTAGCCACAGCCTTGCCCGCCTGCGTGTATCGAATCTCGGGATCTCGACCTGCCCGTCCGATAAATTCGCATCTGTTTAAATCGTTCGCCATTGAGCGCCCCTCATCCATCCGTTGATGTCGTATTTGCTGGTCTGCTTGCTCATGGGTCTGGTCACCCAGCCCATCGTGCCAGCCGCTACCTCGTCGTAATATTCCGCCGTCCTCCGTCTAAACGCTTGATTGCCCCACAGCCCGTAATCCCAGAGCCACTTCCGCACTTGATCGCGCTCGGTGTTGTAGCGCTTTGCGATCCAACTGTGGGTCAACCCGTTGTCCAAATGCTCACGCAGGACTTCTTTCTCCGGTCGCCGCAACGGCGGACGTCCAGTCATGCTCGCTCACCTCGCTCATACGCCTCTCGATTCCTGTATCCCATCCGCTGGTACATGGCGTCGTCGTCCTCTTGGGAGCGCCTCTCAGCCACGATTGCGGGGTGGGTGCTGTGCTGGTATTGGGTTGTGGTCTTCCGCGCCTCCTGAGCCTGCTGACGCGGTTTGGCGCGCGTTAACCACTGCGCCCACGCCCGATCCCAATCCGTTTTGCCGTTTACGAACTCATGCAGTTTGAACTGAGCGAGCTCGTGTTCGCGGTCGATGCCCGGCTGCACGCGAGCCATACGCTCAATTGCCGGGTCTGGCTCCCAGTCCGCAGGCACAGTCCGTGAAAACGTGCCGACCAGTAGTCCGGTTTCACGCGCGCGTTTTGAGAGAGAAGATTCAGATTCCAGATTCGTGTGACACTGTGACACGGGGGGGG